AAATTGTGAAGAATTTAAAAAAATAATTATTCAAGCGTTTCATAATGTAGAAGAAATAGAAGTTATTAGTTTTGATAATGATTTAGGAGAAAATGAACCAGAAGGATATGAGTGTGCTAAGTGGTTAGTTGATGAATTATTCGTTATACCTAAAATTTTAGTTCATACTATGAACCCACCCGCAGGATTAAACATATTTTATTTAATGTTAAATTGGCAAAGGCACAATAATATTGCACAAAATGTTAAAATAATAAATTTACAAAGAAAATGAGTATACCAGTTGGAACAATAGTAAAATTAAAAACTAATTGTTTAGGAAATTCTCCTGGAACAATAGGATTATGTATTGAAGATTATAACGCAGGTAGTTTTATAATATTTAAAAACGGCGAGTATGATGGATTTTCTAATGACGACATAAAACATTTTTTAGATATAGTAGATTATTCATATGAACATGAATCTTATATTTTTTATAATGTTATGTCATTATCTGATGATTATAGGCGAGGAAAATTTGATTCAGTTTTAAAACAAATATAAAAATTTAATAATAATTTTTTAAAAGTAGTAATATTATGTCAATTTATAAAATTAAAGAATTAAAAACGCCTAATTTTTTTCAGCGCGTATTTAATATAATTCCAAAATCTAATTACGTAGTAGAATTAAACAATTTGTTTGCTAAACACGAAAATAACATATATGAAATATCAGAATATGATATAAATGATTTAAATGATAAATATAATGTAAAAATTACTGATTTTTTAACTGATAAACTAAATATATTTGAAGAATATTTAAAAGATTGTTTGTTAGACGAAAAATTAGATACATATGATAAAGATGCATTAGAGCATATTAGAAATATATTATCTTTACCACCTGAAGTAACTTCTAAAAAAATAAAAAAAATAACAAAACTTGTTTATAAAGATATTGTGTTATCTATTATAGCAGATGGTAAAGTTAATGAAGTAGAACAAACTAAATTAGAAGAACATAGAATTAAACTTGAATTATCTAAAGCTGATGCTCAATTTATTTATAATGAAGAAGCAAATAAATATTTTATTGAATACGCTAACAAGATAGTAAATGACGAAAGAGTAGATCCAACTGAAGAACAAACATTATATGCTATTGCAGAAAATTTAAATATTGACGTAAATATACCTGACGAGTTAATGTATAAATTAAGCAAATTTAAATTATATTGGCAAATTGAACACGACGAAATTCCTACAATTGAATCAGATATAAATTTAATTCGCGGAGAAAAACTATATTTTAAAGGTGATGATATTGATTGGTTAGAAATGCGAAAAGTCACCAAAAGATATAATTATGCTGGTCCAACAGCTAGAATTAAAATTGCAAAAGGTGTATATTATAGATTAGGTAGTATGAGTGTTCAACCTGTTACAGAAGACGAATGGAGAACAATAGACACTGGAACTATTTACATTACTAATAAACGAATCATTTTTATGGGTGATAAATCCAATAAAACTATTAGACTTAACAAAATATTAGATATTGCTGCATATAGTAACGGAGTAGATATTCAAAAGGATTCAGGCAGAAGTCCATTTTTACAATTTTATGACAATGTAGATATTTTTTCAATGATACTTATTCGAGCAATGAGAGATTATTAAATATTATAAATTCCATCACCTTCATTGGAACTTTCAATACTAATATGTTGATATATTCCGTCTGGATCGCCCTTCTTTTTATGCAATTCGCCATAACCCCTGGCAATCCCCCGTTTAAAAATTTCAGTAAAATACGCAAACGCGTTTGTAGATTTAGTTGCATCAAAATTTCTCCAGTTTGCAAACATATCTAACAATCCAGTTTGCATACAATCGTCTTTATCTATTGGATTATAATAATGCATTTTTCTAATTGTTCGTAATGCAAGAAGTTGAAACATTTCTTGTGCTTTTGGAGTTAATTCGTCTTTTTCTTTTGATACTAATATTTCTTGGAGTAAATCTTTATTTTTTAAATATTGTTTTTCCACATTAAATTGTTAATTTTTATTAAATAAATTATCGTACTTATTGTACGCTGCGGTAATTTTATTGGAATGCAACTAAATATATAAATAGAGTAAAAAAGGCGTTTAAATGTTTATTAATGCAATAAAATAATATTAATATTAATATAAAAATATTTTGTTTTGTTTCATTTTTATATATAATTTTTTTCTAAATTTTTTCTAATTTTTTTGAATTTATAATTAAATATATAATAAAAAATATTATAAATATGATGAAAAGAATTAAGTCTTTTTCTAATTTTTTAAGTGAAAATAAAAAGGATCCTAACGCTAAAGTTAGAAATCGCGGAGATGTTATTTTTCCAGCTGGTAGTAAATATGTAACAGATGACAAAGATCATTTTCCTATTAATTCAGCTGCGCAAGCAAGAAACGCTTTAGCTAGAGCAAATCAGTTTTCAAAAGCACCTAAATGGTATAAAGGAACTGTTGCATCACTGGTTAAAAAAGTTGCTGGAGCAGTTAAAAGAAAATATCCATCAATTGATGTATCAGCAGCGTCAAAAAAACCTGGAAAAAATTAAAAATTTTTTAGAAATAGCCATATCTTGATATATAATAAAAATATTATGTATTGAGATATGGCATCTAACGCTCGTCCAAATAAACCCGATAAATATCATCAAGGATATTATAAACTTCAAAATCCTGAGAAATATGTCGGAAATCCAAATGAAATAATTTATAGATCTTCATATGAAAAGCGTTTTTGCTTTTATTGTGATTTAAATCCAAAAGTGTTAAAATGGGGTAGCGAGATTGTAACTATTCCATATATAGATCAATATGGTAAAACTAGACAATATCATGTAGACTTTTATGTAGAATTGCCAGGTTCAAATAAACGCGGACCAAATAAACGATTATTAATAGAAGTTAAACCTAAAAAAGAAACAGAACCTCCACAACGTCCAAATAAATTAACTGCAAAACTAGTTGAAAATTATAAATACGAATTAGAAACATATCAAAAAAATTTAGCAAAATGGACAGCTGCTAAACAGTACGCTAAAGATCATGGAATGGAATTCGTTATTGTTACAGAAAAACACTTAAATATGATTAAATAAATCTTCTGTAGTTAATTCTACACTTGAACTTGCGTCAGACTTAAATAATTTAGTTAATATAATATCTACATTATACAAATTATCTCCATGTAATCTATATTCTTTGGAGTTCATTAACTTTTTATATTTATATTTATATTTATGTTCTTCAAATCCAATATGCAACAATTCATTTATTAATTGTTTAGGATATCCATTTGTTATATAAATAGCTTTATTTTTTTTACGCTCTATTTTTACATTGTAAATAGGTGCAACATATGTTAAATTATCAAAAAACTCAGAAAATATATTAACAGAATAAACACTATATAATGTAAAAGAATTTACAGTTAATCTACATCTAATGTTATAATTTCCATTTTTTAATTCTTTGATTATAAATGTTAATACAAATGAAAATTTAAGTTTTTTTAAATAAGTACCTTTGAAGTTCATATTAAATATATAACATATAATTAAAAAGTTTAACATGGGTGTATTAGTAAATAAATTATATGAACAACAAAAGGAACTTAATAAACCTATAAAAGAAGAAGCTACATCTTGGTTAGTAAAAAATTTAAAAAAACCAGATAATAATATATTTAAAATAGTATTGCCGACTAATATTACTCCTGGTAAAACTTATTTTTTGTTTTACGATTTAGATTCTGCATTAAAATCTTCTAAAATGGAACAATATAGTCCAATATTTGCAATTAAAACTGCGTTTATTAATAACAAACCTATATTATGGGGATTAAATTTTAATTTTATTCCAGAACGCGCAAGAGTTATGTATTTTGACAAAGTTGTAGATAAATTTTTCAAGGGAACGTTGAATACTAACGCTAAAATAACAAACATAAAAGATATAAAACCGTTAGATGTTACTTTTAACGGCATCTATAGAACTCTTGCGAGTATTGGGTTTGAATATAGTATTAGAGAATATAGAATGGATTTAATTAGTAAAGTATATGAAATAAATTTAAATGAATTACATAAATATATTTCTATAGATACTGAATATTTTAGTGGAGTTGATCAAAAAAAATTAGTCGAAATATGGGCATCTAAAATCGATAAACAAGAAGAACGATATAATAAAATTAAATTAGAATTAATTAATAACTTTAAAATAATGTCTGATGAATTAGAACATAGTTTAGAAGAACTAGAAAAAACTAAAGAGTTTTTAGCAAAAAAATAGTGTTACTAATTAGTAACACTATTTTTCAATTAAGTCAATTTATGTTAGTAAGGACGTTCAACTTCAAAATCTAATCCTTTTGATTGTAAAATATCAAATACTTTATTTATAATTTCATTTCTATTAGTGTTTAGTGCTTCTTTTTCAGCTGGGTCTGTATAAGTTTGATACATTTGATTAATAGTTTCAGATACTTTATTATGTAATTCATCTTGATTTGTAATTGAACCAAATTTTAATAATACTTCAACTATTTTTGCGGCTTTATTTGCCAAAATATCAATTATTGAATTATTAGGGTCATCAACTGCAGTATTATAATTGGTTCCACCGTCACGTTCATAATTATATGATGGATCATAATACGTATCATTTTCATATACTTTGGCGTATTCTTTAAAACTTTTAATTTTTTTCATTATCAAGTAACTTATATTTGTTTATATATATTAAAAATAAAGTTATAAAAATTGGCAGGTTATAATCCAAATACATATCCAACAGCAAACAGTCAAGCGTTTTTAAAGCAACAAAATCCAGGTTTTTTTAATAGATTATTAAGACAATTATCAAATTTCGGAATGCGTTATGATGACATGGTCATTAAAAATGCTGTAGCAGTTGGAGCAAATCAGATTCCAACTCCTCCAGGAACTAATGATTTATATGAAGTATTTTCTAGAAACGCTGTTTCGCGTTTAATGGAACAAAAAAGTATTAGTTATTTAGATCATTCATATATAGAAAAACGTAGAATTTTACGTGAATACAGTATAAAAGATCGTATAAAAGATGTATTAACAATAGTAGCAGATGAAAGCATTATTTATAGCGAAACAGAAAAATTTTGTACACCTAAAGAATTACCTACTACAATTGATGAAAATATACGTGAAAGATACACAAAAATATTTAATGACTTGTATCAACGATTTGGTTTTATGGACGGTTCTATTCCATGGAAACATTTTAAACGTTTTTTAATTGAAGGATATTTAGCATTTGAAATACTTTATGATAATAGACAACGACATATTATTGGATTACAATTACTAGATTCAGCAACATTAGTACCTGCAATTGAACCTACTACTGGAGAGTCAACATGGATACAGTTTCCAGATGACCCAACAATTAGACGTATATTATTAGATTCGCAAATTATATACATTTCTTATAGTAATATGAGTGAATATACTGAAGTGTCATATGTTGAAGGATTAATACGTCCATATAATCAATTAACATTAATTGAACAAGCAAGAGTAATGTTTAATATTATTCATGCAAGTATGCATAAACAATTTAAAATTCCAGTAGGAGGAATGTCTAGACAGCTTGCTGAAGAACATATTTCTAAACTTATTGCAGATTATAAAGATGAAGTAACATGGGATGACACACTTGGAACAGTACAAATAAACGGTAGTGCTCATATTCCATATTCAAAAGAATATTGGTTTCCACAAGGTGAAGGTGCGTCCCCTTCATTTGAATTAATGTCTCCAACTGGAATAGATTTAAACGAAGATAAAACTATTAACTGGTTTTATAAAGCGTTTAAACGTGCAAGTAAGGTTCCATTATCACGTTTTGATGATGCTACTGGAGCAGGTTCTGTGTATGGACCTACTATGGAAATAACTCGTGAAGAATTAAGTTTCTTTAATTTTGTTAGTAGACTGCGTCAAATGTTTAAAGATATTATGTTAAAACCATTTAAAATTCAAATGATATTAGAATTTCCTGAACTTAAAGATGATGATGAGTTTTTATCTAATATTGATATAATATTTAATGGAGTAAATTTATTTTATGAATGGAAAACACTAACTAATATGGCTAAAAAAGCTGAAATATTATCTACTTTATCGAGTAACATTGCAGATGAAGAAGGTAAACCGTTTTTTCATATTCAATACTTAGTTAAAAAGATAATGAAAATATCTGATGAAGAATTAGCCGAAAATGCAAGATATAAATTATTATATGGTCAAGGTTCAGCATCAGGAGGCGGAATGGGAGCCGGATTCGGCGGTGGATTAGGTGGCGGAGGCGATCTTGGCGGAGACTTAGGTGGCGGATTAGGTGGTGATCTTGGAGCTGATGTAGGCGGAGATTTAGGTGGAGATTTAGGAGGCGGCGATGTCGGCGGTGACACTGCTCCAGACGCCGGAGGTGGCGGCGGTGACGCTGGAAATTTTGATTTTTAAATTATAATATAAAATATATTAAAAAAGGTCAAATTTAACATTTGACCTTTTTTGTCTTATTTCTA